AAGAAAGAATACTATAAATTAGGTGATATGATATCACTTGATAAAGTTGATATTCCCCATCAAAATGTGTTATTAACAAAAGTTTTTGTTGGTGATACGTCAGATAATATTTCAGGTATTGATGGACTTGGCGTAAAAACTTTGGTTAAGTTATTCCCTATGTTGCAGGAGAAATCGTGCACTATCACCGAAATCTTGGATAATGCACGAATTATCGGGCAAGAAAAGAAAGTCCCAAAAATTATTGGTAAAATTTTGACTGGTGAGTCAAAAAATGGTATACTTGGTGAAGAGTTTTATAATACAAATCTAAAAATAATTGATTTAGGAAACCCACTAATTACAGATGAGGCGAAAGAATTAGTTGAAGAAGTTTATAAAGAAAGAATTGACCCCACGGATAGGGGATATAAAAATCTAATGAAGATGATGATGGCTGACGGATTATTCAAGTACTTGCCAAAAGACGACAATGCTTGGATTAACTTCCTTAAACCATTTCTAAAATTAACAAGAAAGGAAAAGAAAAAATAACCAAAAAACAAAATAAAGTATGAAAGAGATGGACATTACGAAGATGGAATTTTTGTTGACACTAAACGATATTATTATCGTGCAAAGATTCTATAATGTTAGAAATTACAACCCAAGTGTGAGAAATTCGTTCGAGCTTTACGACTTGATGTATCAAATTAAAAACGAGTTGCAAAACGACTTGAAGTGGAAGACAATTGTGTATATGATTGACAATAAATCGTTGATTGAGCAGGACGCAAAAGTTATGAACACTTCTATGACTGACCAACCTGAGTATTTTAATATGTACATAAAACTTGGAGATGAGACAATTTGTCATAGACAGTTTGATGCTAAAATGTATCCGCCGAAGGTAAGGTATACTGTGGATGTACGCCCTTACTTGAAAAGTATTCTTAAAGATTTGACTGACATTTTTTCAGAAGAAAATTTAACTTACGAATACCTTGGACTTCCGCTAGAGGTCTAATATTTATCTTAACACAAACACATTTTAGTATGAATTCTGACAAAAATTTTAATTATTTAGGTAATACATTCCAACTACAACTTCTCAATCAAATCGTAATAGACAAAGAGTTTTCTCGTTCGATAATTGATGTTATTGAGTTAAATTACTTCGAGAATAAGTACTTTAAGATTATCATTCAGATGGTTAAAGAGTATTACGTGAAGTATGAATCGACACCATCTTTTGACACTTTGGAACAAATCGCTAAGTCAGAAATTTCACAAGAACTTGCGGCTAAGATTGTATTAGATACAATTAAGCAAGTGAAAGATGCACCATTTGAAGGTGTGACATTTGTTCAGGAAAAGGCATTAAAATTCTGTAAACAACAAGAGTTACAGAAGGTAATGACAAAGGCTCAAAAGATTATTGACGGAGGAGAATTTGAGAATTACGACACGTTGGAAGAAATGGTTAGGGAGGCATTACAAGTAGGTGAGGTTGATAAGGGAACTGAGGATGTGTTCCACAACCTTGACGACGTATTAAACGACGATTTTAGACATCCAATTCCGATGGGGATACCTTCTATAGACAAACTACTTAAAGGTGGTTTGGCGAAAGGGGAGATAGGCGTGGTATTAGCCCCAACGGGAGTAGGTAAATCAACATTACTTACAAAGATTGCTAACCACGCATTTAATCTTGGGTATAATGTCCTTCAAATATTTTTTGAGGATAACCCAAAGATTATACAAAGAAAACATTTTACATTGTGGACGGGTATATCACCTGATGAGTTGGCAAATCAAAAGGAAGAGGTGATGAGAAAAATTGTTGAGATTAAGGAGACGATGCCAAATAAGTTAGTACTTAAGAAATTACCATCCGACACAATGACAATGTTGCAAATTAAAGGTCAAATCAGAAAGATGATTGCCGAGGGTAATAAAATTGATATGGTTCTTTTGGATTATATTGATTGTGTTGTCCCCGATAAGAATCTTGGTGATGAGTGGAAAAGTGAAGGTTCAGTTATGAGAGGGTTTGAGTCCATGTGTCACGAACTTAATCTAGCAGGTTGGACAGCAACACAGGGTAACAGAAGTTCAATATCTTCTGAGGTCGTTACCACCGACCAAATGGGTGGCTCCATTAAAAAAGCTCAAGTTGGACACGTTATTATTACTGTTGCAAAAAGTTTACAACAGAAGGAAATGAAATTGGCTACAATTGCTATCACAAAATCTCGTATTGGCTCCGATGGAATCGTCTTTGAGAACTGTAAATTTGATAATGAACTATTGGTGATAGATACCGAAAGTTCCATAACATTTTTAGGGTTTGAAGAAAACAAAGAAGAACAACAAAAGAACAGAGTTAAAGAGTTATTGGAGAAGAGAAAACAAAGAGAATCACAAAACAAATAAACTAAAAAAAGAAAAATGAATAAAATGGACGCATCTCAGAAGATATTGTCTGACATTACGGTGTATATGAAATACGCCAAATTTTTACCTGAACTCGATAGAAGAGAAACGTGGGAAGAATTAGTAACCAGAAACATGAATATGCATATTAAAAAATACCCAAAACTTGAAAGTGAGATTGTTGAGGTATACAAGTATGTATATGATAAAAAAGTATTACCCTCAATGAGGTCAATGCAATTCGGTGGAAAACCAATTGAAATTTCTCCAAACAGAATTTACAATTGTGCTTACTTACCTATTGACCATTTGGATGCATTTGCGGAAGCAATGTTCTTACTTTTGGGTGGAACAGGTGTTGGGTACTCAGTACAAAAACATCATGTTGATAAATTACCTGAAATTAGAAAACCAAACTCAAACAGAAAAAGAAGATTCTTAATTGGAGATTCTATTGAAGGATGGGCTGACGCAATCAAAGTATTGTTCAAATCTTATTTCGGAGAACAATTATCAACTCCTGATTTTGATTATTCGGATATCCGACCAAAAGGTGCGAGATTGATTACCTCAGGAGGAAAAGCGCCGGGTCCTCAACCCCTTAAAGATTGTATCCACAAAATACAAGGAATATTAGACGCTAAAAATGACGGAGAAAAGTTATCAACGATAGAGGTACATGATATGATTTGTCATATTGCTGACGCAGTACTGAGCGGAGGCATCCGGAGAGCGGCTCTCATCTCCCTATTCAGTGCTGATGACCATGAAATGATTTCATGTAAGTCAGGCTCATGGTGGGAGAATAACCCACAAAGAGGAAGAGCGAACAACTCAGCAGCACTTGTAAGACACAAAATCACCAAAGAGTTCTTCATGGACTTATGGAAAAGAGTTGAAGCTTCAGGTGCAGGAGAACCAGGAATTTATTTCACAAATGATAAAGATTGGGGTACTAATCCTTGTTGTGAGATTGCACTTCGTCCAAATCAATTCTGTAATTTGTGTGAGGTAAATGTATCTGACATAGAATCACAAGAAGATTTGAACAACCGTGTTAAAGCGGCGGCGTTCATCGGAACATTACAAGCCGGTTATACTGACTTCCATTATCTTCGTGATGTTTGGAAAAGAACAACAGAAAAGGATGCTCTTATTGGTGTATCTATGACAGGTATTGGTTCAGGTGTGGTACTTGGATATAATATGAAAGAAGCTGCTGAGATTGTTAAAGAAGAAAACTCAAGAGTTGCAGACCTTATTGAGATTAACAAATCAGCAAGAACAACAACAGTTAAACCTGCAGGAACAACATCATTGACATTGGGAACATCAAGTGGTATTCACGCTTGGCATAACGATTATTACATTAGAAGAATTCGTGTTGGTAAAAATGAAGCGATATATAATTATTTAGTTCAAAACCATCCTGAATTAATTGAAGATGAATTTTTTAGACCTCACGATACTGCGGTTATTTCAGTACCACAAAAGGCACCAGAAGGGTCTATCTTAAGAACCGAAAGTCCATTCCAACTACTTGAAAGAATTAAAAAGATAACTCAAGAGTGGGTTAGACCGGGACACAGGAATGGTTCAAATACTCACAACGTATCTGCAACAGTAAGCTTGAAACCCGAAGATTGGGAATTAGTAGGTGAATGGATGTGGGAAAACAAATCATACTACAATGGCTTATCGGTATTACCCTTTGATAATGGGTCTTATGTCCAAGCCCCCTTTACTGATTGTACTAAAGAAGAATTTGAAAGATTGTATTCTAAATTACATTCAATTGATTTAAGTAAAGTTGTTGAACTAAGTGATGAAACTGATTTAAGTGGTGAAATTGCTTGTGGAGCGACAGGATGCGAAGTTAAATAATATGGAAAACATAGAACAAAAAATTAGGGAGAAGGATAAACTTCTCCCTTCTTATTATTATTTTAATGAAAAGGGTTTATTAGTTTTTACTGAGGACTATCATTTAAGTAGAGGACATTGTTGTGGAAACAAATGTCTGAATTGTCCCTATGAACCAAAACATGAAAAAGGGGTGACTAATATAAAAAAAACTAATACATAATATTTATTTGTATGTCAAATGGTAAAACATACGGGATTGCCTTTCCTTTCAATATTTCGGAACAGGGGAAGTATCTAAAATTAACTCAAACTGCTAATGATGAAATTAGAACTGATTTAATTCATTTACTATTAACAAGAAAAGGTTCGAGATATTTTTTACCTGATTTTGGAACAAGATTATATGAATATATTTTTGAGCCAATGGATAGCCCAACCTTTAATAATATTGAGGCGGATATTAGAGAAGCTTGTGAAAAATATATGCCACAACTTAAGATAACTAATATTTCTATAAAAGCCGCATCAGATGAAGAAGAATCTATTGTAGTTACAACTGCGGGGAATGTTACTGATTACGAGTTTAATGTACCTAGCTCAACCACTCAACCATACACCGCAAAAGTTAGAATTGATTATGCAATCACTGATGATGTCTTCGGCTCTAAA